GGGTGTCAGAACTACCAATATGTACTTGGGGGTCATCTCATCCCTGATCGTCCCATCTCTCTTGATCGTTACACTCAGGCAGACCCGAAGGTTGATGCTCTCCATCTTATCGAGCTTGAAAAGACTTTGGTGAATTGTGGTTATGGTGTGCGGAATCTCCAACGTGTTCCCGTCCGCTTCCTCCTCGGCAGAGCGTTCAGCAAGTATGGACAAGTGAGTGATCTATCGCAGCGGGATCTCTCGCTCCGCATCGATTATCGTAACGCCGCTTTACCGAAGTTGTTTAACCACTATGTCTGTCATCTGAGGCGAATGGTTGTGAGTTCCTCGGGCGTTCAGGCTTTCTAACCGATTTTTAAATAGAATGATTATAAATTAAATGGAACTCCCATTTAATTTGAGTAAACGCCATCGGATTGTTAAGAAGTATGATTGGAAAAGGAGAGGGTTGGTGTTCGAGAACGACCTGGCGTTCAGTATCGTGTATAAACGCTATATCTACGCCACGCAATGCGAGTTATGTCAGAAAGTATTCACTAAATCGAAAGACCGACAGATGGAGCACGACCACGATACTGGTAATTTCAGGAACATCGTATGTCATAAATGTAATATGTTAAAAGCGGACGTTAAAATACGAAGCAACAATACAAGTGGATATATGGGGATTTATTTTGTTAAACGAACTAATCGTTGGATATATCAACCACGTATTGACGGAAAAAATACGTACATCAAACAAATGGAAGATTTGGACGAGTTAATCGAGTATGCTGACAAATGGAAAATCGAAAACAATTATCACACCTAAAATATTAATTTTTTTTTTAAATTAATATACCATATTAAAATGAATATCGAACAAGTTGAAAAAGCAGAAATTTACCCGCTCAATCCACCCTCTGATGGAGTGTATGGCTTCCGCAAGGGTTTCCCAATAATTCAATTCCAAATCGCTAATCAGGACAAACTCCTTGATGCTTCTACATTACGTCTGAATGGTTCTATCCAACTTAAACAGCCCACAGGTGCTGCTGTTGTCAACGACCCGACGGCGGGTGCTGGGGCAGCAAACGGTATTTGTCTCAACAACCGTCTGGGTATTCCAGCGACGTTACAGCAGATCACTCTTGCTACGCAGTCTAATCAGACGCTTGAAGTGATTAGAAACTATGGTCGGTATTTGGTGTCGGTGATGCCTCCCACCCATTCCGCTGATGACTACAACACCGTGATGACTCAGAGCGACCCCGTGGTTTCGTCTCGGTCTTCGGTGAGTGCGAAGGCACAGAACACGAAGGTTGATTTCTCCATTCCTCTGCGAACTGGTCTGCTCCAATCGGGTCAGCCGATTCCTCTTGGTATGAATGGTCTTCGTGGTATGCTAATCTCTCTTGAACTCTCCCCTGACTCGAACGCTATTTCTGGTTACTCCATTTTCACCGACACTGGTGTTGAGACCAACATCACTTACACTCCGCTCGGCACTGGTGCTTCTTACGAACTCAGCGACCTCTCGCTTTCTTACGATTTACTCGTCCCTGACGAATCGGGCAGGGCGGGAATGAGCACTCCTGCTACGGGTCAGTTTGTGTATAACTCGGTCTCCCACCTGTATGGTGTCATTAACTCGGCCGACGAGACACAGTCTTATAACCTCGGGACTGCTAATACGCTGTCGGTGATACACAACTTCCTTCCCACTTCTCACATCAACAACTATCAGGCAGACGGATTTTCCACCGATGTGCTCAAAAACAGCAACGGCGGTGCCTTTGATCAGGATGCCGATATAAAGAAAGTTTCGTTCATTCGTGGCGGTCAGTTATTCCCGCTGGATTACCAGATTGATGTGGAGGACGAGAGCGTTGCGGGTGTTCCCCAGACTCAGTTGGAGATAAAGTACATCGATAGCATCAAACCCTATACTGCGTGGAACCATGCCAGTCCCTCGCCGATGACACAGGAGAAGCTCCCCGTTCAGATTCAGCGTGACCTTTCTGGTCTGGCCAGTCGTGTTGCTATGGAGCCCGAACCGAAGAAGATTTTTGGTGCTGGTATTAACCTCGACCCCATCACTCGGAGCGGTGTGGATTTCAAATCGTCCAACTACGCGGTGCGGATTGAATCGGGATTAGACGGTGCTAGTCCTAACAGCATCTTCACGTATGTGATGGCTCGGAACACGCTGACGTACTCCCCGCAGGGTATATCGGTTTCTTCGTAAATTAAAATATTATTTTTTTTTAAATTAATAATATATACTTATATTAAAATATGTCTTCCATTCCCGAAAGTTTGATGACGAGACCAATGGCAACTGTTTCTACGATGAATATTGAAACCAGTGTGCTGGAACCTACTTTAATAAATTCATCCTTTGCTCGGTTTGTTCTGGAACGTAAAGGCATTCTGGATACGGGTTCGGTGTTGAAACTCCAAGTGACTACCGCTGATGCTGTCGGTGGGTGGTTACCGATTAAGACTGGTATTCACGCAGCAATTGAACGAGCCGTTCTGCGGATTGGTTCCAAGATTGTCGCCACCAGCGACCAGTATTCTCACTACCAGACCATTCGCAGGGCGTTCAAAACCACTGAGGAGAAGAGTTTGAAGGATATGGTTAAGGTTGGGACGCTGGATGCCGTCGCCCCTTCTCCCGCTCAGGACGGCACTATTGCCCTCAAAGATTGCCTTTACAACACAGGGAACGTGACAGGATTACCGATTAGCCAGTATGCCCTCACCGATAGTGCTACAACTACCCCCGAATTTACCATCAAGATTAGCGAACTGTTCCCGATGATGAGAAACGTTCAGCTTCCCCTTTACCTGATTAACGAGCCGTGTTCGATTGAGGTAACGTTTAGATCACAGACAAACCCGCAGGTCGGTGTTCTGGCTGGTGTCCCAGCTGGCGGTGCGACTACTGCCGCTGCCGTGGTTCCAGGCTCGGTTCAGTTCCTCGCCGATTATCTCACCTATGATGATGACAGGATGGGTAAGACCGCTTCGATGGTCATGTCTCAGCAGGGTATGGTAATGCCCTACGAGGATGTGGTACTTACTACCACCCAGTTCCCTGCCGTGGCTGACCCTGGTGGTGCTCAGGTGACTGAGCAACAGATTACTCGTGATTTGGGTTTGAGTGGTATGTCGGTAAAGTCGATTGTGGCTGCGATCGGCACAGACCCTACTACCGATCAACTTGTGGGACTTTACAAGTCGGAGGCGTTCCCCGTCGATGACAGCGTCCAGGTGCGAATTAACGATCGCCAGATATATCCCCGTGAGCTCACACGGGTAACACAGAAACAGCATCAGTTATCGCAGGTGTTTAATACTGACATTTCCATTCATAGTGCTGAGTATTCTCTCACTCCCGCCACCGACAAAGCCCAGGCGAACCGTCCCATCACCAACGCCATGGTATCTGCCGCCACTACCCTGAACGGTAGAGCACAGAGCGTTCTGGAAGGATCACAGTATTTCCTTGGGTTTGATTTAACCTCCGACACGATGGGTGCTCCTGGTTCGGGTCAGCGGGTGGGACAGAAACCAATCCAGATGCTTCACACTCTCCGCCGAACCACTACTTCCTTTGCTGCTCGGCAGGTGAAATACTACGCTGTCGTGGAGAAACAGATGGTTTTGCGGGGCGGTCAGGTTACAGTGAGTGCTTAATTAAGTGTTCTAAAAATAAAATGATTTAAATAAATATACAATAAAAACGATGCCGAGACACACGGGGTGTAAAAATACATCCGATTACAAATACGAAGTACAAACGTTAGTTGACGATATTTGGGTGAAAAAGATGTATGTGTCGCAGAAGGAGATTGTTGCCCAAACTGGATTGAAGCGAAGTGCCGTGTATTATCTAACCTCTGACCCCTCCAAAATTAAGAACCGCCCGAACATTAAGATTACAAAGTTAAAGGAACCACTCCCAGTATTTACACGCGAAATCGAAGAGAATGATATGGAGAAGATTATTAAAATTAAAAAAAACTTCTATACATAAAATAAAATGCCATTCGGTTGTCCGATATGTAATGATTGGGTCATGATTCATAAACTGTGTTCGGATTGCGATAGGATTCGGCAGTTGTGTAAGATATACTCTAAACAGAGACTACTCCAAGTATTAGACAAAACCCTGGTGATCCAGCAGATGAAACCCAAAATCGACGTCGGTGATGAATCACACGATGATCCGTCGGCATTAGTGCGAGGTTGTTAAATTGAAATTTATATTATTATGTATAATATAAAATAAAATGCTAATAAAATAAAATGGTGTACTACAAACTACTTCATGTTATGTTCGATACAATCACTTACAAACTCTATGTAATTAGACGCTATCTCGCCAAATGACTTCATCTCATCGGCGAAACGCAACATACCACTCTCGTTTTCTAACATTGCCAAATCCTCCTCGTCCTCGAAGGATGGAGGGACGCATACTACACTGTATTCACCCTTTCCATCATGGAACATTTGTTGGTCAAGTATCTGCGAAAACGATTGACAGGTTTTGTCTGCGTATTCGTTCATCTTCGGTAAATTCATATTGAAGGAATACCGCCAAAACTTTTCCCTCCTTATCGAAAGACGATATGATAAAAGTAATGACCGAAAAGCATTTGAACCTTCCTTGTTCTCTTCTACAAGTGTCCCAAGTAATTCGTTAATGCTACTGCTCATCTCATGCTCCTGTTGAATTTTCTTTAATTGGTTTCGTTTGAAGCAAATCAACAGAAGTTGATTACGTTGTCTATCCAATGATGATTGGTTGTTTTTGTTTTTGTTTTTGGTTGCGTACATGTTATGTTATGTTATGTTAGGGGTTTTTTCTCTCAACTTCTGTTAAAAAATCGTTTTCAAACAAAATCGTCGTCGTTTAGTTCTTCCATTTCTTCTTCCAGTTCGAAATCGTACATCTGGTCGGACAAATCGTCTGGGTTTATAACATAGCATTTTTCGTTCTTGTTGTTTATCTTGATTCCTTTCCTTTCAATTCCAACATCTCCTAATAACGATTTTAGAATCCGAAAATTCGGTTTAATGTATCCCATATCCACTTCGTGGAGATATTCACTATATACCGTAAAAAGGTCGTGTGCTTTGACCAGATAGGATTTGTCGCTCTTTCGTTGTTTAACTTGACACAAATCGAAAAATTCTTTATGATTCCCTTCGATAAAACAATCGTGTAAAAACTTATACAACGGATTTTGGTTGTGATTCCGCATGTTCTCATATGCCTTTGTTCTAGGTCTATCCCTCTCTGGACTGAAATTTGAAATATCTAATGTGTTTAGATACGACATCAAACGTTCCAATTGTTCTTTGTCTTTCCTTAATCCGTGGAGTCTCCTAAAATATTCGGCAGAAGGTTTCCTCTTTGATTTGAATACCGTAAATCTCCTGTCATCGTGCGAAATCTGAATGGGATTGAGGTTGTTGCTGAATATGAATAATCGTATGTAGTTCTTTTGTGTGATATTGGAGATGTACTTTTCCCGGATAATCGTATTCTCTTCGGTGATTAGATTCTTAATCTTTTCCTTCTGTGAATAACCATCTTTACCTTGAACCTCATTCAGTTGTAATATTAATTTTTCCCTAATATCTACATTGTAATTACCGAATATATCGTCAAGGTCTGCTGTTCTATGAAAATATTTTGCCCCTAACAAATCGGACAGAATATCTAAAAGTGTGTCTTTACCATATCCTTCTCGTGATTTGATAATTATAGCAGTATTGGGTTTATGTTGTGGTTTTTGAATTAAATGGGCAATGTATTTCAAAACGTAATCAGATGCCTGTGCTTCATTTCCAACCAACACGGATATGTGTTCTTGAAACGCTATAATCAACGCGTCTGATTCCGACCACTCCGAGTCGCCTTCATAGTTGAATCCCTTGAAACTATTGAAAACGTCTGATTCGCCTAGATGTTGAGGGATGAAGTTTATCTCTTTATACGACCGTCTGTCTTCATCTTCTAACCAGTCTGAAAAAAACTCTGTGTCTTTTTCTCCGTTAAAATACTTGATTGGTTTGACTAGTTCTCTGAACTTCTCCTTTGGGTACAGTTGGTATTTCTCTACACCCCGCACCTTATAAGTTCTGCCGTAGGTGACTGGGTTCTCAACCAGAAAATGATTTCGTTCAAAGATCTTTTTTTGCTGGGCATACGTTAATGTCTCCTTGAATGTCATTTCGATTCCCTCATCAATCTTGATGCTTGTGTCGTGCTCCTTTACGCTCCATTTAATTCCTTCCGATTCCGTCATCTTGTTAAGGTCCTCTATCGTGTTTTCCGTGAACGCTTCTTTATCAAGTAGAAACCCGTCAAAAAAAGGGGCGTGAACCGAACCCTTGTATTTGCTCATCACCCTTTGAAGAATCTCATCTTCTTTAATGGTGAGAAGATGGTTTAGCCATTTGCCGTATTTGTTCTGTTTTAGATTGTTTTTGACAGAGAGTGATATATCATTTAGTTTAACTTTATCTGGATAATCGTTAAATAACAACTTCTGTATGTTCTTGAATTCTTTATCTAACTTTGTAGCAAACTGTGAGTGTGACCGGCACTCCTTGTTATGGTTCATCGATATAAGAACGTCTGTTTTCGAGACCCGTCCTTGCTCAATTAGTTTGTCTCGGTTGTGGACATAATCCTTCAAATGGGAATACAACTCTTGGGAATCGGGATAAGTGGTCTCCATCAAATTCAGCAGTAAGCACGGATGACAATTCTTCATGTCAAGGTCAACGGCATAATCATGTACCAAAAACCCTCGTAGATTTTTCTTTAACTTCTGAACACCAAAACCCTTAACATATATTCTTCCCTGACTAACCAGGTTTTTCGAATGACTATATGTTGATGTGATACTATTATCCCCTTGACTCTTGGCGATTTGTAAGACGTTTTTCCCCCATTTCTTAAACATCGCTATATAAACATCAATATCCGAATAAATCCGCTCGCCATCCTCTTTACAGAATTTTTCTCCCGACGGATCTATGGTTTCTTTCAACATCTCACCAGAAACACTTAACAAATATTTCAAGTTATATAAATTGATTTTTTCTTGATATTGAAGTTTACCCATTTATTTATTAGAAACTTTCTTTAAGGTTGTTTAATTTATTTGAAACTTTTTTGTTCGCCAATCTTTTGATTCGATTATACTCTCGTTGATATTCGCGTTTCTTATCGCCACCTTTGTCAGAGTAATATTTTCGCTGATATTTGTTTACACCGTCACGATGTTTTTCTCTGTACTTTCGCTGATACTCACGATTATACGTTCGCATTTTGTTCTTCCTTTCTTCCTCGTCTGATGATGATATTGGGGATTTTGTTTCTGGTTCCATATCTTTATTAGAATTATTATTTAAGCATTTTGGTTTCTAATAAATTATTTATTAGAAAAGGTGTTATGCGTGATATTTTGTTTTCTTTTTCCGTTTCCGTAACGAATGGTTGGTTTTGGCGACAAACCCAACAAACACGTCCTTCGGTTTCACATCGGGATTCTCTTCCTTTTCCTTCTTACGTCGTATCTTCTCCTCTAATTTAGTGAGAGTTATATTGGGTGTTTCACGATCATCCAATTCATATTCCATTTTTATATTTTTTAAAAATATAAATATTATTTAAATTAAAATGAGTCTAATCACATTAAGATCATCAGCACAAGATAATGGTGCGAACGTTTTTGAATCGGCAGCGGTTTGGACGAATCACTTTAAAAAGGGTATTCGGCTACACCCTGGAAACACGTTGGAGCTGGTTAGTATGAGCATCAACAAAATCGACAAGTTTGAGATTATCCAAGGGCAGAACGACGTGTTCCTGTGGCGGATTGGTTCAGGACCAGCCACTCTGGGTGCCGCCCCCGTTTTTCAACAGCACGAGATTACCATACCCCCTGGTTCATATAACGGTCTGGAACTGGCATCCACCGTAGCATCGCTGTGTAACAAGTCGACGTTTATTGATTTATTCAAAGGCGGGTGGACGATGACATTTACCCAGCCAACATCAGACGCAACGGGTACATTTACTTTGAATTACGGGCAGAAGGAGACTCCTGCTCTCAATTTTAACGAGAGCACGATTGAAAATATTAACAATCCAACCACTGACGGTGCCGTCCCTACCTTTACCGACCAACCCGCTACTGGCTCAAAGGTCATCGTCTTCCCCGCAAGTAGCGGTAGTATGGATGGTATCGCAACCGCTACGCATTTGTTTCAGGGATCACGGGGTATTTTCGGGAACGGAGGTTCATTATCCGCCAACCTTGCCCCGTTCCGTGTATTAGGTGCCGTCGACCTTGCGGGTGGTCTCCGTAATTTTAACAGTTTTAACGGGGATGGTGTAAATTACACAGGGGTAGCAACAGCCCTGGTTCCTACCCTGGTTGGGTATAACTATCAGGTGGATGTAGCAGCGGGTGAAGCGGGTGCTATTGGAGGCAATGTTCTGGGTGCCGCTGGGATTCTTAAAACCGATGGGTCTTCGGCGGGTGCTGTCGTTTCAGGTGGGACTGGATATGTTGTTGGCGATACGGGTGTTTTTTCAGGCGGGAGTGGATCAGGAGCGACTTTTTCAGTAACCGCGGTCGGGGCTGGCGGGGCTGTTACCGATTATAACATCACGGGAGGCGGATTTGGATACACAGCCACGGATGTCTTGACCTGTGCGGGTGCTGGTGGCGGTGATGCTACCGTTCAGATCATTGCGGTGAATGACGCCGCAACTGGAACGGGATATGCGGTGGGTGATATAGGGACCTTTGTGACGGTTCATGGTTCAGCCCCAACAACCGACGCAAAGTATCGTGTGACAACGGTGAATGCTGGGGCAGTCACGGGGGTGGCTATCCTCGATAATTTTAAAGGTGTCGGTTACGCAGTTCTTGATGTGTTACGGCTCGATGGAAACGGAAACGGCGAAGCTTATATACAAGTGGGTGCGGTTCAAGGCGGAAACGAACCCTACTTCGGGGCGGCGGATGAGCAGGGTATCTTTGGAATGGTGAGTAGCAACGGCAAGGTATGGTATGACTTGACGGCCGCCAATCCGTGGGCGAATAGTTATGGAGCAGGAAGCACCGATAATTTTGATACGACAGGAGCCGAAGCAGGAGGTTATACGTTCGGGCGGAACAAGAGTGCTGGAACACCCCGTGTTTATTGGCTTCAAGATCCCTCCCAGAGTGGTCGCTTTTTCGAGTATAACAATCCGCCCGTCCCAGGCCCAGCAACCCTCCTTGACACTTTTGATTTAATCCAACCAGGGATATTCTTGTCGCAGACATACGGAAGCACCGTAACGTCTGCTTCGTGGGTTGGAGGCACAGTACCAGACCTTCGAACAAATCTGGCTCAGGCATCACCAGAAACAGCTACTTTGAAATATAGATATAATGCTGCTACTAACGTCTTTGATTGGGATGGTGGTTTTGTCGATATTCCTCGGACGATTACTCATCCAGGTGGGGCATTCACACCCGTATATAAACAGAATTACGGCAGGACTGGGATTGGATGGGTGCGAAACGATTTGGTGACTGGGAGAACGAAATACCCAGGGGATCCTAATGCGACGTTTAGCTTGAATACAGCGGAGTGTGACATGGTATTTGATTTGCGGTCTAATCTCAGCAGCACAGATATTGAAGTTGATTTGTTCCAGATGAATAACACTGGGACTGCTAACTACCCAGCCCCTGGTTGGAGAACGGGTAAAACCGTATTCTCGACAAGACCTGGCGACTGGAACACCGACCTACCGAATTCGGCTCCTGCTCCTGCGAACTGGACTGATTTTACCTACGGCACGGATCACATCCAAATGAAGATTTCCGTAACTAATCTTCGGACGATTGCTGTTATCATCTCCCACGATACGGGGGGAAATGGAACTTTTAAGGAAGAGGTAGAATTGATTAATTCGGGACAGCAGGGTATGGCAGGGGAGTCGCTCACAAGGAACATTCGTGAAGTGTTTTATCCACTACGCCCGATTCTTCGGTTGTCTCGTGGCTCGTCGTTTGATGGACGAACGATACGTGTCATCGGGTCGATGGACACACAGGATATCACTCAGACAGATGCCGTGTTAAGGTCCGAGACGGGCGGGGCAGTCGAAACATGGCAGGATGCTCCCGATGGGGCTGACCCCCCAAACGCCACTACTTTGCCAGCGTTATTCAAGTTTGGTTCGATTAGCCCCGACCAGGTCGTGGATGCTAACCCTACCGAAAACCAGATTCTGACACGAGATTTACCGCCGAATACTGGTAGTGTTCAGGATGTGTTTGGATTTGAAAATGTATATTCATATGCTGCTGGGAACGCTACAAATCCCACGAGCACCGAGTCAAGCAGAGTTCCGCACACTCAGATTTTGGAGCCTTCACTCCACGTCGAACTTCCTGACTTTAACATTCAGTCGTGGAGCGGTGAGAGTGGGGACAGCACAAAGTCGATTGCTGTCATCCCCCGAGAACAGTGGACGACTGACAGCCAGAAAGGAAGTCTCCACTGGCAGTCTCAATACCCGCAGCCTGTGGATCTAAATTTAACCGAAACACGAATGCTTTACACCTTGACCGCACGGATTCGGGAACCGTCGGGCGAATTGGTTAAGGATCTAATCAACCCCACCGAACTTACGTTGAGGATTGGGCAGACAGATGAAAGCAGACAACAGCGGGTGATGGATAAGGCGATGGAGAGACTTGCTGGTGCGATATCGAACAGACAAGACCAGCGTATCTCTGATATTGGTGCTGGGATGCCGAAAATTTAAATTTAAAAAACATATAACCCTTGGTGATACTATTAATAGAATGCCCAAAAACGATTTTTTTTTACAAGTCTGTACAAAAAACGCCTGCTACAACGACAATAACAACAATGACAACCATGAACAAACCTTTGTGTGACAAGTGCGGAGAAGAGCATATTGGAAGTGCGTGGTGTTATAGGTGTGATACTGATTATTGTACTAATTGTGAGGTGGGTGGTGATGATGGTACACCAGCACAGGAGTGGATTTGTGATTGTTGTCTTGAAGATTGTGATTGCTGTAATCCAGAAGAGCCAGAAGATGTAAATACCGATTCCGATTCCGATGAAGAAATCTGTTGTAAGTGTAAACAGGAGGACGGAGAATTGTGTCAGGGGTGTGATAAGTACATCTGCTGCGATTGTGATGAGAACGAGATGGCGACATGCGAAGCAGACGGTCATACTTATTGTAATGATTGTTTCCCCGATGAGGAGGACGACTACAACAAATGGACCAAGGCAAAGCTACACACCTTGTGCGAACAACGTGGATACAAAAAATACAAGAAACTAAACAAAGGACCGCTGATTGATTTCATCAAGAACAAAGAGGGGGCGGAGGAGGACGAGATGTCTGCGTTGCTGTCTTCGTTGATTTTAGAAGACATTGATGTTACGGCGGGACAAATTACATTTAACTTCACTCCTATTGAAGAACTCCCACACCCCGACTTTGAGATCTTGACCTTTGAATCGTAGTTCGTAGTTTTATTAATAGAATGCGTAAGAACGAATAGAACAATAGGTTTACAATAAATAAAGTGCTTAAATTATAGAGTATTTATAGAAATTTTGTCAAAAATAAATAGAAAAGTTTACTTTCTATTTAAAAAAATTATTTTTTTCACATAAAATGGATTGTTTGCCCAGTCTCGATATTCAGGATGATCTTGATAATCTTAATGATGACCACGAACCCGCAGCAATTGAGGTCGTTGAGGATTTATCGGTTCCGCAAGAGGAAACCTTCGTGAAACAACCCGAGGATATTTTTGTTGGTAAACCCACGAATGGTACAATCAAACCGCCGGTTAAAGCGAGTATAAGCGTACCACTCTCACCTGTTGGCGAGGTTGAGGCGGAGGAAGAGGAGGAAATCAAACCCGTAACGAAACGAAAGAAGGTTATATCCGAAAAACAAAAGGCACACTTGGAGCGAATCAGAAGTAAAGCAGCAGAAAAGAAGAGGATACAGCGACTGGAAAAACAGGCGATTACGGACAGGGTTACTGCCGAGATGGAAGCAAAGAAATCAAAGAAGAAAATCAAGGTTGTTATGGAAGATAAACCACTAACAGATGATTTTAAGGAGCGAATGAAAATTCCATCAGCAGAGGAAGAAAAACAGAAAAAGATTAAATCGGATGAGAATCAATTTATGGATTTTATGATGAACATGGAGAAGTTTGAAAAGATGCGACATGAACATCAGCAGAAAATAAACGCAAAGCGGCAAAAAACGATTGATGCCGAGAATAAGAAGAAGGCGGTGATTCGACCCAAACCCAGAACTGTTCCCCATCCCCAATCATCGATACTTAAACCCCCTAGTAATCCCTATCATAGTGCTTTTGATTGGTGATGATATCCTAACTCAAAAAGGTGGACACTTATGACAATTTTTGAAAAGTTTCCAAAAAAGTACAACTTGAAAATAAAAAA